GATTCTATAATTTTGAGAACCATCTAAGTTAGCCATGTCTAATACTCTTACTTCATTGTAGTCACTCAATAAACCTGTTCCGAAGAATAAGTTTGATTTTTGTGCTGCTACCATTGCTGAAGAAGCTAGACCAGGACAAAATGCCATTTCAATACCATTGAAATTCAAAGGCTTCTCACCTACGTTCATTTGGTTGTTGAAACCATTTGCTCCAGCTGAACCTCCAGCTAATGCTTGTTGATAAGCCTTAACTACGTTTGTTGGAACATAAATCATCAAATCTTCTTTTCCATAAACTTCTTGCGGAATAGCATCAACTAATGCATTTAATGCAGTTAATACGTTTGCAGAAGTGATAGAACCAGAGATTGATGAAGTTACAGGAGCGTTAGTACCACCAGCTACTACTGATGAACTTAATGCGTTGTAAATACCACCGAATTGTCCGTTAGTTGCAGTTGTACCTCTCCAGATTGATTCTTCAGTAGCTTGTGCTACTTTGCCACCTACATAAGAGATTAAGAAATCGTTGAAATCTTTTGGAATCTCATCGAATGCAGAATATCCTAATTGTAGTGCTTGCCAAGAATCTACGAATTCTTGCTTACATAATTCAAGGTTTACTTGAAGTTCTTTTGGTTCTAAGATTCTCTCTGTAAGAGCTACAGTACCAGAAGTTGTAAAGTTACATGATGCATCGTTTACTATGCTATTAACATCAATCTTTTGGATAACACTTTTGAACTTCACATTCGGCATGATTGTGATGTATTGGTTATCTAAAGTTTTTGCTGATAACAACGCTGCTGCCACGTATTTTCCCGCAAATTCTCCACTATACGTCGTAGTGATTGCAGGTTGTGTGAAATTTTGTTGTTTTCTCATTTTTAAATGATTTTGTTTAGTTTATTTATATAATTTTGATAAGAAAGAATTCTGAGGATTAACCAAAGAATGTTTCTTATTGAATTTTACTCCGTTTTGTTTTGGTGCGTTTTCATCAATTGGTGCTCCGTCCAATTTAGGAAGTTCTTCTTCATCTTCATCAGGCTCTACTGCTTTCATAGCTACATCACCAGGTAATGGTTCTGCTTTTACTTTCTCAGCCTTCTCACCTTCAGATACTTCTTCTTCCTTAACTTCCATCATAGATTGCATTTTCTTTTCTAATTCTTCAATACGATAAGACATGTCTTCCATTACTTTCTTCATGTCACCATATTTTCTCATATCTTCAGAGATAGGTTCTGCAGTTTCTTCAGTTGATACTTCTTCATCATCACCCATGTCACCACCAGCGATAGATTCCATTTTTTCTTCTTTCTCGCCTAATTCAACGTTCTCTCTTTCAGTAATTTTACCTTCAGCATCCACCATAATCTTAATTCTAACATCGTTTCCTTCTGTATCTCTTAAGATTATTTCATGTTCACCTTCAGGAGCTGGAGATTTACCATCTTCAGTAACTACTTCAACTGCTTCACCTACATCAAATGTAGGAGATTCTAAGATTGTTCCATCAGCAAGTTTTGCGTAAGTAAATAACACTTCCTCTTTAGATAGAGATAAAGTTGTCATTATCCTTTTTAGTACTTCTGTTGCGTTCATATTATTTGTATTTTAGTTATTTAACAATTACATATTAATTTATAGTAATTTTTTTGTTTAGATAAATTGTATTTGTGTTGAGCCTGTGATAAATGTGTACACAGTAGAATCTCCATCAAATGATATTACAGGAGCATTTCCACTAAATAATGGTAAATTAATAGTGTTAGGGAATCTTAAATAAACTACTCCACTTCCACCATCACCTCCATTAGCTACACCAAATCCAGCACCTTCACCATCGTTTACGGCCGCTCCACCACCACCAGCTCCAGTATTAACTGTACCAGAAGTTGCTGATAATCTAGGTTGGAAACCTACAAATTTAGCACCATCTCCACCTACTCCACTTCCACCAATACCATTTGCATTATTTGTTTGTACGTTATTTCTAACACCACCTCCGCCACCGGCTGCCACGTATGGTGCTGAAGAAGTTATGAATAATTGAATACCATTACCTCCGTTACCAGCATCTGCATTCCAATAACCAGCATCAGATACAAAACTAGCACTAGCGTTTAGGCCACTTTGTAAGTAACCACCACCACCAGCACCTGCTGCTGCAAATCCATTTGGTGTACCAACAGAACCAGTACCATAAAATCCAGTTCCACCATTTGTAAATCCTGTTCCACCAATTAAATGAGATGGGTTACCACTACCACCACCAGCACTTGCGCTTACTGAAGAAGTAAAGTTAGAAGTAATTCCTACTCCACCTGCTCCACCAAATGCAACTAAATTATTAAATGATGATGATAATATTGAAACACTTCCTGAATTACCTCCAGTATTTTCTCCAACTACAAATGGACCAATACCACCTTCACCTACTGTAATATTAAATACTCCATTAAATGAACCGGTTAAGTTTACATTATCAATTGAACCAGATAGTAATTGTCCAGCTCCACCACCACCACCGGCAAATGAAGATGCACCAGCTCCACCACCACCTACTACTGCATATTGAATATCAAATGATGCTGTTGTTGGTATGATAGGATTTGTATCTGAAAATATTGTAAATTCTCCAGATGAAGTAAATGTGTGTATAGTGTATCCGTTAAAGTATATTATATTACCGCCAATTCCATTTTGTAAACCAGGGTAACGAATACTCATTGAACCAGATGCTCCATTACCGCCTGCACCACTACCACCAGTTGATGGAGTACTTCCACCACCACCACCAGCACCTGTATTTTGTATAGCGTTTCCGCCATTAGCAAAATTATCTGCCCCACGTCCACCACCAAAACTTGCTGAGTGTGGTTGTTGATTAGCTGATGAACCACCGGATTGCCAGTTAGTTCCACCACCGCCACCACCAGCAACGCTACCTGCGTTTATTAATACCCAATCAATTACAATACCAGCTCCACCTACAGAACCTGCACCAGTTCCACCAACTCCTCTAGCACCACCACCACTACCAGCTCCTCCAAAGAAAAAGCCAGGGAAACCTCCACGTGGTTCAGCATATCCGATACCACCAGAATTACCAGTGGATTGGATTGGTACTGATTCAGTTACCATTGAATTTTGTATCCAAGATGCAGAAACAGCTAATCCACCATTTCCAAAAGTTATTGCTTGAGGATTTCCAGGTCCATTGATACCAAATCCCCATCCACCACCACCTGAACCTCCGTTTGGTACGGCACCTTGTGGTTGACCACCAGCACCTCCACCAGGAGCTACTAAGTAGTTATTGGATGATGTAAAATTAGTTACCCATGTTCCATCGTAAGGAATTAAAAGTCCAGAAAAAGAAGAACTATCACCATTGCTGTTTGATAGACCTCCTTTACCAATTGTAATGGTATAAGGTTCATTTGGTAATATTTTTATTGAACCAGTTATTAATGAGCCGGCTCCACCACCTCCACCACTACCTCCATTAGAAAGGCCACCACCTCCTCCACCACCAATTAAAGCGTATTCAATTAGTTGTGTGTTTTCTTCCTCCATATTTGCACTTATGTTATAATCATCTATACTAGTTTGTGCTTCAAATGAGCCTGTAATTAAAGATGATGTTCCGTATGAAAATAAGTTAATACCTACTTCAGGAATAATTAAAGTACTCTTTCCAAAATAGAAAGATGAACTATCAGGTGTATAATAAGATGTGTAAGATGATGTTAAGCTTGATGTTATATTAAATGCGTATGTATTTTTAAATGAAGAACCTGTTGCAATAAGTGCATCATTTACATTTAATATTTGTACATTACCATCTTTTCTAATTCCAAAAGAAGAAGCGATACTAGCACTATTATTTAGTTTAGAGCTAGTTACACTCCAATTTATATTTGAATTAGATATATTTCCTTTATTGTTTATCAAGCTTGCGGTTATATTGTATCCAACAATAGTTTGTGCTGCAAATGATGCAGTTAAAAGTGCTTGTGTTGTTGTTGGGTTGAAAAATCTTTGTTCTATGTTTATATCAGCTTCAGGTACTACAATACTCATAGTAACCGAACCCGTTGTATTATTTGAATTTTGTGTCAAGCTAGCGGTTTGGTTAAATGCGTACTCATTACTATATGAGCCACTCTTAACACTTCCACTTACTTCTGGAATTAATACAGTTGTTACTGTAGCATCTTTTCTTATTTGAAATGATGATGAAACTCCATTAATATTTGTTGTATCTCCTTCTAAATCTTCGGTTGTAGAACTTTGAAATGTTTGAAAGTTTATAGATGCGGTTGATATGTTACCCTTATTATAAGTTACAGAAGCTGTAATATCATAAGTACTATCAGTTGTTGCTGCAAATGATGCAGTAATTATTTGTGTACCTTCACTTGCAGGGTTGAAATACTTTTCAGTTTTAGTAACACCTGCTTGTGGTATTTCTATACTCATTGTTGTAGAACCTGTAATGTTATTACCGATACTAGCTGTCAATGATGATGTTACACCAAAGTTATATTGGTAATCAAATTGTGAACTAAAGCTTGAACTTACTTCTTTAACATATACTAATGGCACAGTCTCATCTTTAACTATATTGAAAGATGCGGTTGTGTTACCATTGATTAATTCAGTTGTACTAACAGGAGAAGTATTTTGTGTTTTAAATTTAACTAAAGGATTATAAATGTTTCCTTTAGTATGTTCAACACCAAAAGTAATACTATATTCTTGATTGCCCTCTGGATTAAATGAAGATGAAATTTTACTTCCACTTAAATTCATATTACCAGCGGCTGCAGATAATGATAGGGTTTTAGATTGATTAAATCCTAAATTACCACCAATTACAATAGAAAAATCGTTTGAACCGGTTACAGCCCATACACCACTTCCAGTTATAGCAATGTTTACAGGTAAACCTAATGCACTACCAGAACCAAGTTGTTCAGCCTGATAAGTGCCTGATACAAATAGTGTTGTTGGTGCAAATGGTACATATTCTATACTACCAGTAGCAAATATTATTGAACCAGATTGAATTCCAGCAGCTACTGATACAGTTCTAGACCATTCAAATCCTACCTTGCCTAAAAAGAAATTTCTATTTCTATTTAGTAAAGCGTTATTAATATTGTAATTTAAGTTCATTTATGTTTTTTTATCTTAATGCTATAATGTTGTAAGCAGTAGATGATGCACTAACTGCAGTAATGATACCAGGTATAAATCCAGATGCTGATGCAAATGTAAGAACTGAGCCATCAAATGTTTTAACGGTCAAGTCTGCAAATGAACCAACATACAACCCACCTGCTACAAATCCAAATTGAGGATTGTTTGCTGATGCTGATGCGAATGCTGAACCTGAAATTGGTGTTACTGCTACTCCACCTACGAATTGTGGGTTAGTGATATACGAATTTTGAGTTTCTAATTTCATATTATTTGTTTATTTTATTATTTAACAATTGTAAGTCTTTTTTTATTGATTAGTAACTATATCTACCTAATTGAGATTGGAAGTTATTAACTATTGTTGAGAATGTAGCTTCTTTACCACTTGCTATTGTATTACCTATTGTAGCAAATGAACATCCTCTATCTGAAAGAAATGTTTCGGTGTTATTAAGATTTAATGCACCTATATAAACATCCAAGTTTGGTAATCCTCTATTTGCCGTAGCTCCATTATTTATTAATTCACTACCATTCTTCCAACCATCTACAGTTGTTGAAGTTTGAGCATTTAGTAAATAAAATCCTCTAGAATCTGAAATGATTGCATTTGGGTCACCACCGCCCCAGCTTGAATAAAATCTACCACCAGGAGTAGAAAATACTCTAATTAAAGAATCGGTTGATGTACCACCTGGTCCTGAATTATCTAATGCTCCAATTTCAACATCATCTGCAGCTGCATTGTTTGTAAATGAATAATATGATAATGACCCATTAGAGGTTGTTAAATTAGATGATAAATTATAGTATGTAGTTGCGGCTCCAGTAGTACCATTTGGTTTAGCGCCATCACTATTATGGGTCCAACCTCCAAAAAATAGTAATCTAAATGCAGCATCCGTATCTTGTGGGTCTTTAAGATTATATTTGTGTGCGGCTGCATTAGCACCCACCATAGGATATATTGCATCTAATCCATTCCAAAGGTTTTCATCTTGTAAAGAAGCTACTAAAGTGTTTACAGCTATTACAGCTGAACCAGTTATCCCAGTTGCTGCAACAAATGCAACAGTTGCTGGATTTAATACTGTTTGTTGCACATTAAGTATTGGTAAATTACCTAATGCTGCGGCTCCTATTTCTTTATTTCCTAAAAATATTGGCATAATTAAAATACGTTTCTTTGTAATGTTCTTTGGAAGTTATTTACAATATTAGTAAATATTGCAGGTCCACCCGTTGGTAAGCTTCTACCTATATGTGAGAATGCACAACCTCTACTACTATTTCTATAAGATGTAGTTCCATTGTTTTGAGCTGCCAAATACAATCTTCTAGCAGTAATTGTGGTTACAGTTGTACCAGTATTTATTACTCTCGTACCATTTCTCCAACCTTCAACGTTTGCAGTTCTATTTGAAATAAAATGTCCAGAAGATGTTCCTCCTGATGCAGCTCCTCCACCAATTTGTCCAAAGAAGGAATATTGGTTTCCATCACTAAATCTTAATGCTAATAAAGTTTCACCAGTTACGGCTGCACCATCATTTGCACCCATTTCAACATCATCTGCAGCCGCATTGTTTGTAAATGAATAATATGAAAACGAACCATTTGTAGTTGTAAATAGTGCGTTAGGTGCTGCAAATGTATCTGCATAAGTTCCACTAACACCATCAGGTTTAGCACCACTACTAGTATGGGTCCAACCTCCTACAAAGTTTAATCTAAATGCAGCGTCTGTATCTTGTGGATTTACTAAATTAAATTTATGAGTATAAGCAGTACCACCTACCATTGGGTATATTGCACTCATTAATCCCCATAATCCAGCCGTTTTTAATTGATTAACTAAATTGTTAATTGCCACCGCTTCTATACCACCAATACCAGTAGCATTTATAAATGCTCCAGCATCTGGGTCGAATTGATTCTGATTTGCAAATGGTGTAAACATATTATTATCTTAAATCGTTTATTTTTGCTAAGTAAACATTCGTACTATCAAATGATATGAATGTTAGAATATCTTCTTTACCTGTACTACCTGATGTAGGTAAGTAACGGCTACCACTTACTTGCTTAACATTCGATGAGAATGATGCAGTTGGTGGAGTAGGTCCGTTTTGTACAGTCTTTAATAGTAAGTTTCCTACTTCACCTGGTCTTACATTTATTATGTTAAAGAATTGAGAGCCTGTTATTAAACACGTATAGAAATCACCAGCTCCAAAATCTATTGATGCTGTCGATGATGCCACACTTGCCGATACAACGTTACCTCTAAATGAACCAGTCACAATCATTGAACCAGTTATTTCAGCAGAACCAGTAAAAGGAAATCCACTTCCACCACCACCACTTATAGTAATTGATGCTGTATTTGAAGTTACAGTTGCAGTAACACCACTACCAATAAAGTTTATAAATGTTGCTGTTCCTTGTGATGTACCTTCATCGGCTATTGTTATGGCATTTATGTTTACAGTTGAAGTTATACCTGATGTACCATTTGAGCCATTCACTCCTGAAGTACCATCTACACCGCTTGTTCCACTAGCACCCGATGTACCACTTGTACCAGCGTTAAACTGGGATCCTGTTACAATATATAATGTATTTGAATCGGTTGTTCCAGCTCCAATCAATGTTGCTAACGATGCTGATGTTAAAGATACAACATGGTCTACTCTTGGTACATCCGTAAATGTATCCTCTAAGTTATCTATCCAGCTTCCACTTCTACTTCCACTTGTTAAATAATTTGAACCGGTTACCGAAATACTTCCAGTCAATATTAATGAACCAGAGAATATTGCTGAACCAGTATAAGGGAATGTAGCCGTACCATCTATGCCAGATGTACCACCAGTACCATTGATACCGGATGTTCCGTTTACACCTGATGTGCCGCTAATACCAGAAGTACCATTTACTCCTGAAGTTCCGTCTACACCAGACGTACCATCTACACCACTAGTTCCATTTTGTCCGTTCACTCCAGAAGTTCCATCTGCTCCATTAACACCTGATGTTCCATTTATACCTGATGTTCCGTTCACTCCAGAAGTTCCATCTGCTCCATTAACACCTGATGTTCCATTGATACCTGATGTTCCTGATACACCTGAAGTACCATTTATACCAGAAGTTCCGTCAACTCCTGATGTTCCATTCACTCCGCTTGTACCACCAGTACCATTTATACCACTTGTTCCGTTTACGCCCGATGTACCATCCAAACCAGAAGTTCCGTTGATTCCTGAGGTTCCTGATACGCCTGAAGTACCACTAACACCGCTAGTTCCGTTTACTCCGCTTGTACCATTAACACCTGAAGTACCGTCAACTCCGTTTGTACCATTAGTTCCATTTATACCGGATGTGCCACTAACGCCTGAAGTACCATTCACACCAGATGTACCATTGATACCGCTTGTGCCATCTACTCCAGAAGTTCCACCAGTTCCGTTTACGCCGCTCGTACCATTAAGGCCAGATGTTCCATTGATTCCAGATGTTCCGTTGATTCCTGAGGTTCCTGATACACCAGAAGTACCATTCACACCGCTTGTTCCGTCTACACCGTTAGTACCATTAGTTCCGTTAATTCCAGACGTTCCGCTTACTCCAGAAGTACCATCCACACCATTTGTACCATTAGTACCATTGATACCGCTTGTGCCGTTTACTCCACTAGTACCATTAACTCCTGAAGTTCCACTAACACCAGAAGTTCCATCAATACCGCTTGTTCCATTTTGTCCGTTTACTCCTGATGTTCCATTAACTCCAGACGTTCCGTTAATACCACTTGTCCCATCTACACCATTTGTTCCATTAGTACCGTTGATTCCGCTTGTACCATTGATACCCGATGTGCCATTAATACCGCTTGTGCCACTAACTCCGCTTGTGCCGCTTACTCCTGATGTTCCTGAATTACCAGTTTGTGTAAAATTAAATGCTATAATTTCATCATTACTAAATGCTGCTCCTGAAACAAACGTTCCATTTAATTCATAGTAATTAGCATGTGTTGTTACACCCGTTACAAGGAATGAAAAGAAACTAGCATCTCCATTAGCATTGCTTGTAATGGATATTATTGCTTTATTTGCAGAGTTAGAGTCATCAATCAAATCTAATATACCACTTACACCTAATGAGTCATAAGTTGTTGTAGATAAAATTATTTGTGTTACTGAAGATAAAGTACTATTGTTAAACTTTAATACTCCACTACCAGGATTACCACTGCTTGTAGATGTAGAAAATTTGTATTGTAATCCTGCTCTATCACCTTGTGCTCCATTTGTGCCACTTACACCAGATGTACCATTGATGCCGCTTGTGCCATCTACTCCAGAAGTTCCGTTGATTCCTGAAGTTCCGTTAATGCCGCTCGTACCATTGATTCCCGATGTGCCGTTTACCCCTGATGTTCCATTAACTCCAGAAGTACCTGATGTACCGCTGAATATTAATGATGATGTAGTTGCTAATTGTGCTATATTACTAGCTCCACCAACCCACACATAACCTTCACTTAATGAAGCTGTAAATGATTGTTCTACACTAAGAGAACCTGATACTGAAACTAAACCATGTAAGGTTTGTATATCAGTATATTCATCACCTAATATGTTTGAGCCAGTTGAGAATATCACACTAGCTGTTTCTATTTGTACTAATAACTTAGATGCAGTTATATCACCTGTTACATTCAAACTACCATTTATTGTTTGGCTACCATTGAATGTATTAGAACCTGTTGTTGCATAAGAACCAGTCTTAGCTTCCAAGTTTTGTATTCTACCTGTATTTGAAGATATATTTCCTTCATCAGTTGTCAAACGAGTTGATAGAGATGAAGATAAAGTATTTAATGAAGATGTACTTGCGTATGAGCCTGTTACACTAATTAAAGCGTTTACCTTAGAATCATTAGAAGCAGTATAAGAATTGAATGAAGATGTTGTTGTATATGAGCCACTAACTGCTTGTAAAGAATCTACTTCAGCTATTAGGGTATCTATTTGTGCTTTTACCGAACCTGATACTACATTAATTCTATTATCAATTGATGTACTAACTGAATTGATTGTATTAACCAATGATTGAGATACAGCTGCAAGAGATGAGGTAGTTGCGTATGAACCTGTTACACTAATTAAAGCATTTACTTTAGCATCGTTAGATGAAGTATATGCGTTAAATGATGAAGTAGTTACATAAGAACCTGTACCATCCTGTAAACTATTAATCTCATTCGCAACACTAGCACTAAACACATTGTTTGATGCAGTGTATTGATTAATAGATTGTGTGAATTGATTTGTAGATGCAGTATATGCGTTAAAAGATGCAGTAGTTACTAAATTACTAATATCTACCGAAGTTGCGTTTACGTTAATGTTTGCTGTTGCACCTACTAAGGATGCAGTAATACTAGCTCCAACAAAGTTTAATGTAGTTGCTGCTCCTAATGATACACCTTCTTCTTGAATTACAACACCAGAACCAGATAGTACTAAGTTATCCACTTGCGCTTCTAACATTGCTATACTTCCAGAGAATGATGATGAATCGATATTATATGAGCTCTCGTCTACTAACGAGTCAATCATGTCAGTATTGAATTCTCTTAATATTGTTGGTGTAATAGCCCCTACATTATTATTTGGGAAACTACTTTGGTTTTCAGCTGCTAACTGTGTTTTATTTAATTGAGACATCTCTTATATATTTGTATATGTTTATATATTTCCAATATCAAATCCATTACTAAATCCACTGCTGAATGCTCCTCTTGTTACTACTGCTGATTGGGTTTGACCTATTGTTTGATTAACAAGTGCACCCTCACAACATTCACTTGAGTATGTATCAGAATCCACACACAAACAACCTCTACGTCTATTCTTCGGTATTGCTCTACCTCTTGTTGGACCGAAGTAAACACCTGAATTCTTTCTTTGATTTTGATTCCTAGCTGGCGTTGGCATGTTATGGAGTTTTGTAAATTAGACCGATACCCTGTGCGCCCATCGTCTTATCACAACATTTAGTGGAATAAGTGTTTTTATTTCTACACAAACATCCCATTCTATTACCTTTTCTTGGCGAACTTAACGATTTAGTTGGTTCGTTTTTAGGTTTAGGAACTGGATAAGTTTTGAGCTTCATAGGATTACTTTATCTTTTAACAATCTGAAACTAAAAAATAATACATTAAGATGCTTGTATCTTCTTCATTGCTTGCCTGTGCATTAAATCCTCTAATTGAATTCTATCAGCTTGGTATGCTAACCATAATAAACATTTCTCTAATGGTTCTTTCACCACTAAATCCATCATTAGGATATCGTTTTGTGCCAATTGGATAATTGATGAGTAAGAACGCCACTTTTTTCCAAAATTAATTTGATGCTCCGAGGTAGTTCCGTCGATTCCATCAAAGAGTTCAGGGTATCTTTCTGCAAGTCCTCTAGTAAACTCTTGAAAAAAAAAAGTGCTCCAAAGTGTACGTCCATACCTACGTCCATAAACTTCTCTGGATATAGTTCACCATCATATACCTTTATATCATATAGTGCTCCTTGCTTCTTTACAACAGGTCTATATAGGATACTCATAATCTCTGCCCACTTCTCATCCACACCAATAGTTTCGTACTTAGATATATCCACATAAGCACCATAGGCCATATTAGATAGGTTAGGCTCAAATCCATATTCCACACCATCTATTGTAATGTATCGTTTTAGTGGATGTTCAGCTTTATTAAAGAAACCTTCTAAATCCTTTTTAATTGAAACGTAGGTATCTATATCCATTTGGTTTAGATATTGTACTGGGAACTTACATAGGTGATGGAATAGACAAGCTGTAATTGCTTCAGGCTCATCCTTATATGTTTCCATATCCTTTCTTAATGCTAAGTAATCTTTAAGTGTTACTGCTTCCCAACTTGTAGGTACTTTTAATTTTATCTCTTGTTTCATATTATTTCTTATCAGATTTAGGTGTTGTTATTACTCTCCCTTCAGGTACTGCCCATTGTTCAGGGTTGATTAGTTCTCCTACCATTTCAAATTCAGCTGATTGGACAGGTACGTTTGTAATATCAATTGTGTTAATCCTATTTTCCAATACAGTCCTCAACTTATTTGTAGCAGAGTTTCTTTGTTGTACGGTTGCAGCTAGGTAAGCCTTAGAAGCTTTTAGTTCTTCCATTATCTTACCATTCTCCGTTTCCAAATGATTGATGTATGCTGCCATTTCCATAATTTGTTCTTCACCTATTAAGGCTTCACCTATTTGTAGGTATTGTTTATCTTCCATATATTTCGTTTTATCGTACTCTAATTACATATTTTCCTTTAGCAGTTGCTACCTGCGATAACCTCATCATAGCTGCATAGCGGGCAGCATCAATAGCGTGGTTGTTAAAATCAATAGGCCTATCCAATTGTTTTCCAAATCTATCCGTTTCCCATTCGTATCCATAGAACTCATTTACTAAGTTCTGACATGTCTTAGGTATATTGATTGAATAGTTTTGTAGAACCTGAATACCAAAGTTAATACTATCCTTTCCTTTTACTACCGGTCTTATATTAAATCCTAATCGATATAGTTCTTCTATCAGTCTTGGTTCTGCACTATCAGCCCATATCTCCCATCGGTTATCACCAATTAAGTTTCGTAATTTATCAGCAATATCATTTGTTACCAATCCTCTCTCATAGCAATTCTCAACAAGGTATATCTCTTTATCCTTTCTGAATAGGGATACAATAGCTGTTGGGTCATTACTATAACCAAAGTCCATTCCTATACACACAAACTCTGCATCATCCGGCACCCAATCTATTACGTTAAAGGTGAATACAGCTTTATCATTTTG